TGAAACAACTGCCGGACAAAAACCAGCTAAATTTACAAAGCTTAATCGAATTAATTCAATTGGTGGAATCACGATTGAAAATGAGCAGATTGATGCGTCTGCGGTTGAAGATGCTGTTAAACGATATATCCGAGGGGCAGCAGATACGGGAGGTTCATTCCCTGTCGGTGTAAACTTCACAAGTGAAACAAAAGAAGAATGGAAAAAGGTTATCGAAGAATACGCAAAGCTTACAGGTGGAAAAAGAATGTGGTTTCAGACGATTATTCCGGGATTTGATGAATCATTCTTTGTAATCGCACAGCCACCAACAGCACTCCCACAGCCGGAGATTGGTCAGAACGAATTGCTCGTAATGGAAAATAACCTTACTATTGAAGAGTTTAAGGGAATGGACACAAAAGTTGATTTTGAAGTTGTGGGGGGAGCTTAAGCTACTTAGATACAAAAGCCGGTCTAAGTAGCGTTTCTGATGAAATGGCTTATACAGAACTTGAAGAAACATATTAAAATATGAGCGGGGCAGTCTTCGGACTGCCCCCTCTGATTAATCGGAGGGAAAAATATGAAAACAATTCAGATTGGGAATGAACAGTATACGTTAGAATTTAGTTTTGAAGCGGCAGAAAATAAAGCAGTTGTGCAAAGGATGTTTAATGCTTTGTCGATGTCTTATATTGGAAAAAGATTGGATTTAGAAGGTAAAAATAGCAAAGTAGAAATTGCTGCTGCAATGATTGACGGAACAGCAGATTTGATATCTGATATGCCACATATTTGTAAAGATGCTTTTTATGCCGGATTATTGGAACATCATCATGTGACTTTTGATGAATCAAAAAAACTGATGAAACAGTACATGAA